TAAGTTACGTGGTGCTCGGCGTGACATTCTTTATATTAACGAATGCAATAATGTTACCTTTGAGTCTTATAATGAACTTGCTATACGGACTAAAAAAGAAGTATTTTTAGACTTTAATCCAGCTAATGAGTTTTGGGTTCACACCGAACTAAAAGACGAACCCGATGCAGATTTTATAATTCTTACTTACAAGGACAATGAAGCCTTAGATAACTCCATAGTCGAACAAATAGAAAAGAATCGTTTAAAGGCAGAAACAAGCACTTATTGGGCTAATTGGTGGCGTGTTTACGGCTTAGGTGAAATAGGAATGCTTGAGGGTGTTATATTCAGCAACTGGAAGCAAATTGACAGCATACCAAAAGACGCGCGATTGATAGGAATCGGATTAGACTTTGGATACACGAACGACCCTACGGCAGCTGTTGAGGTTTATACTTGGAACGGTCAAAGAATATTAAACGAACTTGTTTATCGAACAGGAATGATAAACAGCGATATTGCAAAGGTGTTACCTGACAACGTGCCAATATATGCGGACAGCTCCGAGCCTAAGTCAATTGAAGAAATAAGAAGATACGGAAAGACGATTAAAGGCGTAACAAAGGGCAAGGACTCAATTAACTTCGGTATTCAGATAATGCAAAGCCAAGAATATTTGGTAACATCAAACAGCACTAACATAATTAAAGAACTTAGAAGCTATGTTTGGGACACTGATAAAACAGGAACACGTTTGAACAAACCTATTGACTTTAATAACCACTCAATAGACGCTTTACGCTATCACGAAATGGAAGTTTTAGGTGTTAACCCTCATTACGGACAATATTTTATACACTAATTACACTTGAATGACAGATGACCTACCGTTAATGGTGCGCACAGTTGAGAAATTCATCTTAGAAAAGAAAGGTATAAGGGTAAAGATAGTGTTTGATGACCCTATGAAAATACGAATACACACAAAAATGTTAAGTCAAGCGTTCGATATTGCCTTAGCTTACTACAATTACCAAATATAAAGTTATATAAATATGAAAACGGAAATAGTAATTCCTGCAAGCCTAAGTGAAATTCCTTTAATGAACTATCAAAAGTTCATGAAGTTAGTTGAAGGTTCAAACGATGAGGAGTTAATAGCTCAAAAGTCGATTGAAATTTTCTGCGGTTTAAATATGCGTGACGTATTAAAGATTAAATGGAACGATGTTGTTGGACTGGCTAACCACTTTAACGAGTTATTTCAGCAAAAGACGGACTTCAAAACTACATTTAAAATAAAAGACATTGAATTTGGGTTCATTCCTAACTTAGAAGATATGAGCTTCGGTGAGTATGTAGACTTAGACCATAATATCGGCAAGGTTGAAACATTCCACAAAGCAATGGCGGTTTTATATAGACCGATAACCAAAAAGACGAAAGACACTTACAGCATAATGGAATATTCAGGAACTGATGAGTTTGCAGAAGTTATGAAGTTTGCTCCTTTGGATATTGCAATGGCTGCTTCGGTTTTTTTTTATCGTTTAGGAAACGACTTAGTTCAAGCTACTCTTACCTCTTTGGAGCAGGAGATGACGAAGAACAAGGAACTCAAAACGACTATTCAGAACGGGCTCAGTTCAATAAACAATGGGGATGGTATAATTCAATCTATGCACTCGCTAAAGGAGACGTTACAAAGTTTGATGAAGTTACCAAATTGGGAATTCGCAAGTGCCTTACCTACCTTACTTACGAACGACAGCGAAGTGAAATTGAAAACAGAGAATTAAAAAGAAAATTTAAAAATGGGTAATTACTATAACTTACTGGACACTTTAAAGAATCACTTCGATAACGACGCGTTTATAAACACGGTTACTGAAGGTGACATTTTCGCAGTTGATTTATCTAAACAAACGATATTTCCTTTGGCGCATATTATTGTAAATAACAGCTCAATTGAAAATAATATCATTCGTTTTAATGTATCTATTTTATGTATGGATATAGTTGATATTTCAAAGAACGAAAACACGAACGTATTTATCGGAGACAATAACGAGCAAGATGTACTTAATACGATGTTTGCAGTTCAAAACAGGCTTTATGAAAGTTTAAGACGTGGAGACTTGTTTAGCGATAATTTCATGGTAGATGGTAACGCAAGTTGTGAGCCATTTGCTGAAAGGTTTGAAAACTATTTAGCAGGTTGGACGATGACCTTAGATATTTTAGTTCCTAACTCAATGACTATTTGCTAATGAGTGAAGTATTAAAAGCTTTACAGAAGTTTAGAGATGAGGTTGTAAAAGGCGCAAAAGCCGAACTTAAACGCCAAAATAAAGACACGTCTGGAAAACTATCGAACTCAATACAAGGCGAAGTAAAAGAGTTTAAAAACTCAATAGGTATTTACTTTGATATGGAGGCTTACGGTAACTTTCAAGATAAGGGAGTTTCGGGTACGCATAAAAAATACAATACAGATTATTCATATAAGGCAGGTTTATCAAATAGACCAAGTCCGCGACATTTTGATAAATGGGTAGTTCGAAAAGGATTAGCACCAAGAAAACAAGGCGGAAAGTTTGCTTCACGTTCAGGAATTAAATTTGCTTTATCTGCCCACATACAAAAATACGGAATCAAACCTTCTTTGTTTTTCACTAAGCCATTTGAGAAAGCGTTTAAGAAGTTACCTGATATCTTAATAGATAAATACGGATTAGATGCCGAAAGGGAATTGAATTCAATATTAAAACAAAATTTAAAAAATATAAAATGAGTATTTTTGCACGTTCACCTTATATAATAACAATAGCCGAAAGCGGTCAAGAAGGTTCAAAAGTAGAATTAAGAATTTGGAATGGTACAGGTTCAGCGCCAGTAGACCCAACTTATGTTTTAGACAAATTAATTCCAGCAGCAAACAACGTAAACACGTATTATAATATTTCACCTTACATTCGTGAGTTTATAACTTGGAATGTACGTCAAGAAATTTACAATACAACTCCAGCTTCCGAAACAACACAATGGTGCAACGTAGAAGTAAAACGCTATAAATTAGACGCAGGAACTTACACGCTTTTAGACACTACAACTTATAAAGCATTTGACGGGTTCGGGTATTACGAGCAAGGCTATAACTATTCTTTAAGCGATGTTGTTTTACACGATGAGGGAACATTTTATTATGCTTATGACTCAAGTATTGACCCGAGTACAAATAACGCGTATAGAGGCGGTCAAATAATGTTAGAACGTCAGGTCAACTGGGATGCTAAATATACCAACTTAAGAACTGGAGCAACGTTAACAGTTTCTTTAACAGGAACAAACGCAATGCGAGACGTTTACAGGGTTCACCCTAATTATTATGCGGACGGTAACAAATTAGAAATTATCGGAACTTTAAGTGCGGTTAAATGGACTGGATATTTTAAGCCTAACTTAAATTGTCGTTATACGCCTGTTTTATGCGACTTCGTTAATAAATATGGAGCATGGCAAAGGACTTGGTTTTATGCTGCTTCAAACAATACGCTAAGCGTTGAAAACACGAAATACAATTTAATGCAATCGACTTTCCCGAACTACAACACGTTAGAAGGTCAAACAAAAAGCTTCAACACAAATGGCAAAAACTCAATTAAGGTAAACACGGATTGGGTAGACGAAAGCTATAACGATTTACTTAAACAACTCATGTTAAGTGAACGAATTTTAATTAATAATTATCCAGCTACTTTAAAAACACAAAACACTGAATTATTCAAGAATATAAACCAAAAGACGATTAACTATCAATTGGAGTTTGAATTTGCTTACAACACAATTAACAACGTAATATGAAACGAATAGTAGGGTTATTTGTAGAAGGTGTTCAAGTAGAATTATTCAACGATGAGCAAATAAGTGTTAATTCAAGCGTTCAGAACATTTCGGATATTTCAAAAGTATTTACCGACTTTTCGCAAAGCTTTACCGTTCCAGCTTCGCCACACAATAACGAAATATTTCAATATTTTTATGAGTCCGACTTAGAGCAGACAATAGACCAAAACTTAAGACGTGATGCGTATATTGAAATAGACCTTACTTTTTTTAGGCGTGGTAAAATACAGCTTGAAAAATCAAATATTAAAAACGGGCAAGTTGAAAGCTATACTGTAACTTTTTATGGCGATGTTTTAGCGTTAAAAGATAAGTTCGGAGAGGATAAACTAAACAACTTAGATTTAAGTAGCTTAGAGTTCTTATTTAACGGAACGGAGATTTACGACCGTATTACAGATTTAACAACTGACTACGATGTTCGTTACCCATTAATTGCAAGCACAAGAAGATGGACTTATAACGATTCTACTACAACTGATATAACGCAAAACGCTCACGCTATACAATACAATGAGTTGTTTCCTGCGGTTAAAATAAGCAAGTTATTTGAAGCTATTGAAAATGATTACGGCGTTACCTTTCAGGGTAGTTTTTTGAGTGACCCAAGATTTACTCAATGTTTCTTGTGGGCGAAAAACACGAATGAATATACTTGGGTTACTGAGTCACAAGGTATAGATTTTGATGCTATTGTGTTTAATTATAACCCAATTTATGACGCTTCAAGTTATATAGACTTAATTACAAATTCAATAAATATTCAATATTTAAATGGAGCTGAAAGGCATGTAATAGGTATCAATGTAATTTCAAAAAGTGCATTAGGTGAAGTTTATGTCGATGTTTACCAAGATGGGAATTATTTTCAAACTATTTCAAGCTCAACAACTGGTTCTTTAACAAATATTGAGTTTTATAATACTTCAGGTTTAAATACCTTAATAACTTTTGAGACAAAGGCTAATAATGCTATGAGTGTTGATTTTCAAATCAATTATAATATTGAAGCATTTAGTTCTCCAACAAGTACATGTTTAATTTCAACAAATCAAAATGTTCTTTCAGGTAATGTAAACTTAAACAACGTAATGCCTGATATAAAAGTAGCTGATTTCTTCGCGGGTGTTTTAAAAGAGTTCAATATGACTTGCGTAGGTATTGAACAAGATATTTACGAAGTTTTGCCGTTAGATGACTGGTATAGCCAAGGCGCAATAGTTGACGTTACGCAATACACAAACACGGATGAAATAGGTGTTGAGCGCATGAAGCTATATAAGAAGATTAGCTTTAAATATCAAGAAAGTGAATCATTCGTTAACAAAGACTACTTTAAAACTACTAACCAACAGTACGGAAACTTAGAATATCAATTTAATTACGATGGTTCTGAGTACACAATAGAAAGCCCATTTGAAAATTTGTTATTTACAAGAGCTTTAAATGGTGGCGGTAACTATGCTATATTAGGTTACGCATTAAATGAAAACATACAACCTTATACGCCAAAGCCTTGTTTGTTTTATTTGTATGGAGAAAGCGATAGTTTAGCGCATGATATTAAGTTTTACGATGGTTCAACGCATTTAGATATTGATACTTACGCTTTATTCGGGCAAGACTTAACCTACCAAAACACGAAATATAGTTTAAATTTTGGAGCTGACAATTCCATAATTCACGCTGAAACAATTCAACAAGGTTTGTATGCTTCATATTATTTTCCTTACCTAAGTAATTTATTCGATTTAAAGCAACGTTTAGTAAGCGTAAAGACTATTTTACCAATTAGCCTTTTAACTAATCTTAGATTGAACGATAGGCTTATAATACGAGATAAAAGGTACATTATAAACGAAATGAAATCCAACCTAACAAATGGCGAAGTGGAATTTAGTTTATATTTAGACTTTAGACCGTTACAAGCTCAAGATATTATTAACCCTGACCCTAACGCACAATGCTTAGACATTCGTGTTCAGTTACCAAACGGCGCAGTAAGTGCAACGATAACAACGGCAACAGCTGGAGTAACTATAACTCCAAGCACGATTACGACAAGTCAAGCTATCGAAGTGTGTATTCCTGCGAACCCAAATACACCGAGTTTTATTTTAGCTGAAAATAGCGACGAACTTATAACTGAAATACTCCAAAACTTCATTACCGAAAATAGCTCAAACCAAGTTATAACGTTAACAGTAACTTATACGTTTAGCGACGGGAGTCAGTCAACTAACCAAATTATAATTAACCAACAATGATAGCGCAGATATTAGAACTTTTAAAAATGGATGATTACTACAATGTAAGCGAGATTGTAGATATAGCCAAAGGTAAACACGAATACACTTCAAGCATAAAAAAGATTTATAAACAAAAGAAACGACACTACAATGGCAGAAAAAAGAACAATTGAGTTAGAAATACAAGATAATAGTAAATCTTTAAAGGCTCAATATAAAGAAGCGGTTCAGGAATTACAAAGAGTTTCCGCGCAATATGGTGAAACCTCGGCTCAAGCAGTTAAAGCAGCAAGAGCAGCTGCGGAATTAAAAGACCAAATAGGGTTCTCAAAAGATTTAGTAGATTCATTTAACCCAGACGCTAAATTTAACTCTTTGACGCGTTCAATAGGCGGGGTTTTAGATGGTTTTCAAGCGTTTGAAGGTGCTTTAGGACTTGTTGGAGTAGAAGGCGAAGCAGTACAAGAAACTATGTTAAAAGTTCAATCTGCTATGGCTGTTTCTCAAGGGCTTCAGGGGTTAATGGAGGCACGAGATTCGTTTAAGCAATTAGGAACGGTTGCTATGAATGCTTTAAAAGGTATTCGTACTGGACTTGCTGCAACGGGGATAGGTTTATTTTTAGTTGCATTGGGTACTGTTGTTGCTTATTGGGATGACATTAAAGAAGCTGTAAGCGGTGTTAGTGATGAACAAGCCAACTTAAACAAACTTTCGCATGAGAATTTTGAAACTTCTAAAAAAGAACTTGACACTTTAGACGCTCAAGATAACACATTGAAGCTACAAGGTAAAAGCGAAAAAGAAATCTTAAACTTAAAGATTAAGAAAATAGACGCCACAATTCAATTAGGAATTATAGAACTTGAAAACGTCAAAAAGACGAGCAAAGCAGAAGAAGAAGCAGCTATTAAAAACTATAACACTACAAAAGCAATTGTAGACTTTATTTTGGACGCTGGTTTATTCCTTCCTAAGTTGATGTTAAAGCCTATTGATTTAGCTATACAAGGTGCAAATAAAGTAAGTGAGGCATTAGGGTTAGGAAAGTTAGTTTCATTCGATTTAAACAAAGCAATTGAAGGCTTAGAAGATAAAGCGAGTTCATTTGTAGCGGGTTCGTTGTTCAATGTTGAAGATTTAAAAAAGGAAAACAAAGAAACACAGGACGAATTACAGAAACAAATAGACGGATTAATTAATCAAAGAGCAGGTTTACAATTATCACTTAAAGAAATAGATAAAGCCAATTCTCAAAAGTCAATAGATGCTCAAAAAGATGAACAAGACAAAAAATTACAAGCTGAAAAAGAATATAATGAAAAATTACGTGCGTATTATGACGCAATAGAACAAGAGCGTCAAGGACAAATAAATGACGCAAAAGAAAAAGAATTACAAGCGTTAGACAATAAATTTGAAGAACTTTATAAAAAGGCTGATGAAGCAAACCAAAGTGATAAAGAACTATTAATACAGCACCAACAGGAAATAGCCGACATAAATACAAAGTTTGATTTATTAGCACAAGAAGAAGCAAAGAAAACAGCAGATGAGTTAGCTAAAATAGAAAAGGAAAAATTAGATGAGATTGAAAAAGCTAATAAAGAAGCAGCAGAAAAAGACGCAGCTCTTAAAAAGAGGAATAAAGAATTTGGTATTGAAATGGCGTTATCAGGTTTAAGTACGATTTCAAGCCTAACAGAGCTATTTGGTAAAAAGTCGGAAAAACAAGCTAAACGCGCATTCCAAGTTCAAAAGGCTGCACAGGTTGCAAGTGCTTTAATCAATACTTATCAAAGTGCTACGGGTGCTTACGCTTCGCAGTTCTTACCTGTTCCTGACCCAACGTCTCCCGTTCGTGGTGGTATCGCTGCAGGTTTAGCAGTTGCTGCAGGTTTAGTAAACGTCGCTAAGATTGCATCGCAAAAGTTCGAAGGCGGTTCAACAGGTGGAGGTGGTGGTGCTCCTGCAGGCGGTGGTGGTGGTGGTGCTCAAATGCAAGCACCTCAATTTAACACGATAGGCTCAAGTGGAATTAATCAATTAGCGACATTACAACAACAGCCAGTTCAGGCGTATGTAGTAAGTGGTGAGGTAACAAGCGCACAAGCGTTAGACAGAAATAGGGTACAAAACGCAACACTTTAAGTTAAAGAGTTATGGCAAAGATGGAAATAATAGAACTGCTAATTGATGAGAATAAAATCGAAAGCGGTATCAATGCGGTTTCAGTTGTTGAAAGTCCTGCAATAGAAGAGAATTTTGTAGCCTTAAAAAAACACGAAGTAGAACTAAAAGAAGTTGACGGAGAGAAACGTATCTTAATGGGGGCGGCTTTAATTCCTAACAAACAGATTTACCGTAAAAACGGAGACAAAGAATTCTACATTTATTTCAGTGAGGACACGGTACGCAAAGCATCGGAGTTATTCTTAATGCGAGCGAACCAAAACAACGCAACCTTAGAACACGAAAAGAAAATGCTTGAGGGTATGAGTGTTGTTGAAAGCTGGATAATTGAAGATGAAAAACAAGATAAGTCAGTTAAATACGGATTTAATTTACCTAAGGGAACTTGGATGATTTCAATGAAAGTAAATAACGATGAGATTTGGAATAAGGTAAAAGCGGGTGAGGTAAAAGGATTCAGCATTGAGGGTTATTTTGTAGACAAATACGAAATGAGTTTACAAGAAACCGAAGAACAAGAAATAATTGAAAAATTAAAAGACTTAATAAATAAATATGAAAACAATGAATAACATTTTAAAAATGATTTCTAAGTTGGAATCAAACGCTAACGATGTTAAGTTAGGTAAACACGAAGTTCAATTGGCAGAAATTGTTTCAGACCCTAAAATATTTGAAAAAGGGGTATTTAATATTTATTCAAATGCTAATAAATACGCAGATAAATTAAAAAATGATATTGTAGGTAATTATCAAGCTGAATATAAAAAAATATTTGAAATACAAAAAGAGCATTCTAAAAATTTTGAGATTATTCGTAATAAAGCAAAAGAATTAGGAATTGATATTGCTACAACTCAATTAGGAAAAGACTATTTAAAAGTTGGAAGTTATTTAAGTGATATAGCTAAAAATACTTTAGACCAACAAGTTAAATGGGGTACTATAAAACCATAATTTAAAATAAATAACATGGCAGAAAAAACACTAAGTAAAGTAAGCCCACGAGGTGGCAAAAGAGGTTGTCTATGTAAAGACGGAAAATACCGAAAAGAATGTTGCGACGGAAGTTTAGAAGCTCAAGGAATCGGTAAAACGACTGGCACAGGAACAGATGTAGTAAATACAACCGAAAACAACGGAGTAAGAACTATTGTTCGTCAAAACGGATAAAAACGGAACAAGTATAAATTCAAAAGTTAATAAGTTATGAATACACTAAAAACAGTTTACGGAAAACTTTTTAAAGAAGAAACTAAATTGGCTTCGCATGAAGTTGAATTAGCTACTGTAAAAGAGGTTGATGGTAAACTAAAATCTTTTGGCTTACCAGCGTCTGATATAAGTAAAATTAGTGCTTCGATTTCTACTGTACAAAGTAATTTAAGAAATTTAGAAAAAAGCATTAATGATACTATCCAAGAAGCAAAACAAATAGAAATTAAAGCAAAAGAATTAGGAATAGATGCTGGATTAGAAAATGGTCTTAAATATGCCAACGAAAAACTAAAACAAACGGCAGCTGCAAATTCTTTGTTTGCTCGTTTTAATTCTGAAATTGAAAAACTTAAATAAATAAAAATGAAAAATAGCCTAATAAACCAAATCAAAACTTTGCTCGGAATGGAAGTAAAACTTGAGCAAATGAAATTAATGGATGGAGTAACAGTTTTAGAAGCTGATATATTCGAAGCAGGTAACGAAGTATTTATCGTAACGGAAGACGAACAAAAAATTCCTTTGCCAGTAGGTGAGTATGAATTCGAAGATGGACGTATGTTAATCGTAGTAGAAGAGGGAATGATTTCTGAAGTTAAAGAAAAAGAAATGGAAGAGCCTGAAGTTGAAGTAGAAGTTGAAACCGAGAAAAAGGAAGAAATGGAAACTGAAAAACCAACTGCTAAGAAAACTATCGAAAGCGTAGTTAAAGAAACTTTCTTTTCTGAAATTGAAAAACTAAAAGAAGAAAACGAAACTTTAAAAGCTGAATTAAGCAAATTAAAAGAGGTTAAAGAAGAAGTAACACTTTCAACTGACGAAGAAGTTAAACCTATTTCTTTCAACCCTGAAAACGAAAACAAAGTTGAAACTATCCGTATCGCTTCTAAAAGAGAGCGTACAATGATGGACTCAATCTTGGAAAAACTAAACAAGTAATTATTAATATTTAAATAAAAAACAAATGCCAACAACAACTTCAATTACAACTACTTACGCTGGTGAATTCGCAGGTAAGTACATTGCGGCGGCTTTATTGTCGTCTCCAACTTTAGAAAAAGGCGGAATCACTATCATGCCTAACGTTAAGTTTAAGCAAGTTATCAAAAGAGTAGCTACTGACGGAATCGTTAAAAATGCAACTTGTGATTTTGACCCAACTTCAACTATCACTTTAACAGAGCGAGTTCTTCAACCTGAGTATTTCCAAGTTAACCTACAATTATGTAAGTCTGACTTCCGTTCAGATTGGGACGCTATCCAAATGGGTTACTCTGCGTTTGACGTATTGCCTAAGTCTTTTGCTGACTTCTTAATCGCACACGCTGCTGAAAAAGTTGCTCAACAAATGGAATTAACTATTTGGGATGGTAATAATGCTTCTGCTGGTGAGTTTTCAGGAATTATGCGTCAATTAGACGTTGATGCTTCTTTGCCTGCTGGTCAAAAAATCGCTGGGACTTCTGTAACTGCTGCTAACGTAGTTGCTGAATTAGGTTCTATAATCGATGCTTTACCTGCTGCATTGTACGGAAAAGAAGATTTGAAACTTTATGTTTCTTCTAACATTTACCGTGCTTATGTTCGTGCATTAGGTGGTTTTGCTGCTGCTGGTGTAGGCGCTAATGGTTATGACAACAAAGGAACTAACCAAGTATTGAATGACATCTATTTTGATGGTGTTAAAGTATTTTTAGCTCCGGGTCTTGCTACAAACACAGCTTTACTTGCTCAAACTTCTAACTTGTTCTTTGCAACAGGATTAATGAATGACCAAAATGAAGTTAGAGTTTTGGATATGGCAGATGTAGATGGTTCTCAAAATGTACGTGTAGTAATGCGTTTTTCAGCTGATGCTAAATACGGTTTTGCTTCTGATGTTGTAACTTACGGAATCTAATCAAACTAACAACTAATACAAAGGGGAGGTAAGATGCCTTCCCTTTTTTGTTTAACATTAAAAAATAAAAAGACATGAGCTGTGATATAGCAAACGGAAGATTAGAAGCCTGTAAAGACGCGATTTCAGGACTTCTAAACATTTACTTCATTAATTATGGAGATTTATCTATTGACGACGTTACTTACGTTGACAATGCTGCGAATTCTGATGTAATAGCAACTTGGACTCCCGCGAGTGCAATTAACCTTTACAAGTATGAATTAAAAGGCGCAAATGGTTTTGAGCAAACTATTCAAACATCAAGAGACAACGGAACTACATTCTTTGAGCAAGTATTAACTGCACAGTTGAAAAA